TTGAGGAATAAGTTGTTTATGGCTTTCTTGGTGGTGCTACTGATATTCGCATCACCGGCGTTAGCTGCGGATATACCCGCACAACAAGACATCAAAGTCCACTTCATCGATGTTGGTCAAGCAGACAGCATTTATATACAGCTCCCGGGCAATCAAGATATTTTAATTGATGGCGGCAATATGGCCGATGGACCATTGGTGGTCAACTACCTAAAGGCCCAGGGCGTAGATGATATTGAACTGTTGATTGCCACCCACCCTCACGAGGATCACATCGGTGGCCTACCGGTTGTATTTGATGCTTTTGTGGTGGAAAAAGTTATTGATAGCGGTTATTTTGCAACTAGCCAAATATCTAAACTATATCAAGATAAAGCTAAAGCTGAGCAGGCAGTTTACGAGGCAGATAATTACCAGACTTTGACCTTCGGTAACGCTACCCTGCAGATATTAACGGGGAATGAAGTTTGGAAGGATACCAATGACTATTCAGTGGTGTGCCGGCTGGATACCGGTGACATTGAGTTTCTATTCACTGGGGATGCTGAGGCTCCGGTGGAGATGTTTTTGAATGGCGAGCTTGACGCTGAAATACTCAAAGTTGGCCACCACGGTAGTAGTTCCTCCACCACTGCAGACTTCTTGGCCAAGGTCAAGCCCCAGATTGGTATTATCTCTGTAGGTGCTGGTAACACCTATGGGCATCCTAATATCGATACACTCCAAAGGCTACAAGCGGCAGGAGTTACGGCTTACCGCACTGATCAATCTGGCACTATTGTGGTAAAAACCGATGGCAAAACCTACTCCATGACCACTGAGCGGACCGGCATCACACCGGTACCTGTTGCACCTATCCCATCACCTGTTGTACAGCAAGCAGCCCCAGTACCAGCACAGAGCACAGGGAAATATGTAGGTAGTAGCACATCAAACAAATACCATTATCCTGATTGTCGCCATGCCAAAACAATTCAGGATGGAAACAAAGTATGGTTTAAAGATACCGCCGATGCTAAGGTTAAAGGTTATGTACCTTGCGGTGTTTGTAAACCTTAATTTATTAACTCCCCCGGAAAGGGGAGTTTTTATTTTTCCTAAAAACAAATAAAGCCGGAGCACTAAGCCCCGGCTTTATTTGTTTAGTATTCTGTTCAGCACTGTCGCAAACTCTCCCCAGGTTACAAGGGTTGTGTGTTCACGAGAGGTGTTAATTATCCCGGCATTAATTAACTTCTGCACCTCTGCTTGTGGATCCCAGGTAGGTTGCTTAAGCACCAAACTAAATGCCCTGACTAATCCAGCCACAATGGCCCCGGCAAGGCCGTCTAGGATATCATCCCGTCTAAGCAGAGCAGCATCCTTAGGATTATCAATAAAAAGGCACTCAACCAGCATGGCTGGCATCTTTGTATTTCGGAGCACCTGGAAATTAGCAAGCTTTGGTCCTCGGTCAAAGATATCCATGGCATCGAGGCATTTGCCTATCTCTGCATGGATCATAGTGCGTAGGCCCCTGGTGTGCTCACCAGCTCCCGTGTAAACAAACGACTCGAAACCTGTGCCACCCCCGGCGTTTACGTGGATACTCAGGAAGAAATCAGCGTTTAGCCGGTTGGCCATGACTACCCTCTCATGGAGGGATACATTCTGGTCACCGTCGCGGGTGAGCTTTACCTCTATATCCTCGTATTGAAGTAGCTTTGCTGCTACTCGTTTTGCTATGTCTAGGTTGATGTCTTTTTCTTGGAGGCCATTGCCTATGGCCCCTGGATCGCCGCCACCATGGCCGGGGTCGATGCAGACTATTTTCTTAGCCATTAGAATACCTTCTTTCCATCCACATAGCTTTCTCCGAGGATATAGCCAATGGCCACAGCAGCCACGGTCATAATGGCTTCTTCAGGCAGGTTAAGCCCCAATCCCTCATTACAAACTACCACCAAGGCAGTTACCACTGCCATCCAGAACTTGCGAGATTTGAATTTATTCATATTCCCACCTTACCTTTCAATTCTTTCACATCTTTCCCTACCTCAGCGAGCCCCTTTGACAAGTTTTCATACTGCTTCCCAAGTTCATTAAGACAAGTCAGAAGCCGTTCTTCCCGTTTCTCGTTGTTCCGTAGGACATAAAAAAGCAATGCCACAAACAGCATTGCGAAAATTCCTTGGGATGCAGCAAATTTCATGATTTCAGCTTCCATACCCCACCACCTCCCGGTAACTGTTGCCCCAGGCACCAAATAGGCACCCGGGGCATAAAAATAACGCCCTTCATAAGGCGTTTGTTGCTGCACATTTTAAGTCTATTGTGCACTTACCTGATATCCAATCTCGGCTAATACTTCTCCGACAACAGTTTTTAGGTTAGATAAGTCAGGGCACTGCTCGTAGGTATACACCCCGGCCAGAATAAGACTAACCCAAATTTTAACCAATGCACTATCCTTAGTAAACATATTCATCAGCCTCCAGATTAGTTTCTTAAACAAAATAATCACTCTCCCAGGAGTGATAAGACTACTTCGCGCAGGTTTGAAATAGCAGGTATTTGCTCCTTGGTGTATTTTCCGTCTCTGACCAACCCCACCCAAATCTGCACAAGTGCACTTTGTTCGTTAAACACCGGTTCCACCTCCAGTCATGGCGATAAGTATAGACAGCTCCGCAATGCCCTGCTCCAGAAGTTCCTGCTTTTGTTTGAGTCGCTCAAACTCCGTCAGCGGAGCTGTTGACTGAGGATCATATTTCTCCTCTGACCACTGGCCGTTTTCATACTTGCGCCAAAGCTTGTCCTCATCGTAGGTTTCTAGCTGGACTAAGTTATCAGCGGCAACCTCCCCGGCCAAGGTAGATACTGCTACACAGATACCATGCTCGTTAAGCTGTGCGTAGTGATAAGACATATGCACACCTCCTTAGTTGTATTCGATGACCTGCCAAGCTATGGTTAAATCCCTACCTGCATTAGATGCATATCTAGTAAATTTGATAGTAGTTGAGGATTCAATATTGCCGGTTATTAAATACGTCCTTGCGCCTTCTGAAGATTGAACGTTAGCACCAACGCTAAAAAGTAAAAATGATTTACCAGTATTTACAGCAGATATAGTGACTGTGGTTTCCGTACCGTTTGAGGCCATCGTGGCTATTCCTCTTTGTATGCTTTTGATAGCACTCGATGGCCTAGCGTTGAGTGTATCTACAATATTTTTGATATACGTTGATTTGGCGTGAAGGCTACCGCTTGCACTGGCACCATCAGTTCTTTGCCCTACCTGATAACCCAGCCAACCTAAAACAGTACCAATTACTCCACCTAGCACAGTTTTACACCCCCTTGGTCAGCAGGCCACTGCTGTAAGATATAGTAAGCACATCCCTAACGCCACCCGCTGGCCCATCGGATGGAGGTATATACTGATACAGCTTAGACGGTAGACCGCTGCTATACTCTATAGTCGTTATAGCATTAACACCCTCTATCACGTGCCTTGGTAACCCAGATGCACCGCTAAACACCCTAAAATGCAGGGCGTTGGTTGCTGTCCATGCTCCGCTATTGCCAGCCCGTCGGTATGCAGGGTAGTTGGTGTCCGTGGTCGTTTCCCCTACCCAGTCCAGGTGGTTGGTAGCATCTCCACCCTTTTTAACCACAATCCAATATTGTGCACCGGAAGTTAAGCCAGAAAGATTGATCGGTATGCTAATGTATGCCGCTGTGGTCGGGATAAACTCAGCGGGAATGACAATTTCCTTTAGTAGTGTTCCATCGGTACCAGCAGCGGGGTTCATCCCGGAACGAATTTGCACAACAAGATCACTGCCAGTGCCATCCTTGTCCAGGTGCAGCTCAACCCTGGCAACCTCGGTTGTACCGGTAGCGGTAAACCGGCAGCAGTAATTATAGTCAGCTAGAGTGTTTTCGAGCACTCCGCTACCAGTCTTCGCATCTCTTTGAGTGCCTTCATACAGCACGGAAAACGGTTGAAGGTTCAATAATGCGTTCATTGTTGCCTCATTCAGCGGCGTTACGCCGTTCTTAAATGCGTTTATAGGCACCACTACACCCCCTGTACCGTAATTTTGCATTCCACGTTTAGAACCTGGGTTTGTCCTTTGTTGAATAACTGGTCAACCTGACCAATTTTCACCCCGGTCCCGGCACCGCTGGCGGCATCAGAGAACAGTGCCAGGTAGGTGTGGTCACCGTTTCCCTCTGACAGTGACAGCGAAGTCCTAAACCTCACCACTGGGCCGCTGGTAATGACGGCACCCACTGCTTTTCTGAATTTCTCCCCGTTCCCGTCACCAATCGCTATAAAAGGAGATTGCAGCCCGGCTATCATGGCTGCAATCTTTTCAAGGCCCTCTTGCGTAATCAATTCTAACCACCTCCTAAGCTATCTAACTCTCGCATCTCCGTTAGTTATATAGTAGGTTCTTCTACAGCTTCAACAAAGGGCTTTAGGTTGCTGTCAAGTTCAGCCCCGTGGGTTAGTGTTGGTGGTTGCAGCTCTGCGTTGGGAACTGTGATAAACAGTTCACCAGAAGTATAGGACCCCTCAACCCCGCCAATAAGTTCTGGCTGCAGTTTTGTTGATACAGTACCGTCCTCGTTATGAGTTATTTTGACCGCTTTTAATTTTATTTGCATAACTTATACCTCCCCAGTTATCTTGATATAATCTGTGCCGTTGTGCATGACCATGGCTGTTTTACCGGCTGCTACAGTGGCCCCGGTGCCACCAGATTTTTTAACTGTTATAATCTGACCTGATTTATTATTTACTGCATAAAGCAGCCCTGGCCTATCAGGAGCAATAATGTTAGCAGCCCCACCAGCATTTGTAGCCATCAAAAGCATACATTTACTTTCATTGCTAGTTAATACCCAATCAGCTACAGCAGCTTGGTAATCATGTGTAGCGATACCGTATCTATTTCCTTGGCCTACTGGTACTGTTAATTCAACTGATGGTAATGTAGTCTCAGCAAGATCGCCAACAGGTTCTACATAAACTGTCCCACCCTCAAATATTTGTAGTGGTGGCTGTATCGGGATTGGGGTAACAACAGGTTCCGCTAACTGATAAGTTAGCGTTGTTCCGTTGAGATATGTTTTAATGGCATCTGCTGTTTTATCCCCTATAGACTTTGGTAACTTGATATAAATAGTGCCACTATTACGGTTTACCCAATAGCATAAATAGTCGGCTTCGTCCCAGCCAGTATAGTTAGTCGTTTTTACACCCGTATAATTAAATATAGTATAGTTTTCAATAATCTCTTTATCCGTAAATATTACTTTAGTACCATAGACCGTAGTTTGGTCGCCAATACTACCTATGTCATACCCGTTTAGTTCCCCTAGATTAACTTTATCAATCTTAAAAAGGCTGTTCTAGTGTCGTCACGCTTAATAACAAAGGTCACTCAATCACTTCCTTATGCTCTTCCATTACTAGTATCGGGGCTAAGAAGTGGATTATGGTCTCGATATTTACAGTTTCAGTGATTACACTGTTTTTACTTGTTTCTACCACTACCGAGTTCATTACAACCACCTCGTCTTAAAACTGTCGGTAGCAGGATCATAATACTGTGGTATTGGTTTACCATTCTTATCAGTCAAAAGCTGGATAGTATCATAAGACATATTCTTCACCTCTTATATGGTTTGCCATGGGCTCAAGAACACCGGCTGATCTCCTAGACCTAGACAGACAATTTCGCCGCAGATTGCATCAGCATCACCACAGTACCAGGGATCAATCCTTGGCGTTACTACAAACTCGATCAGGATATTAACCGGGATATCACCGGACACATACTTTGTTTGGTACTGCACATCAATAATCTTGCCCCGTTGCTGGCTACTGACCAAGCTCTGCAAAAAGTCTGCAATACCAAGGAGTTTACCACCGTACTCGATTTTGTACCTAAACCTTTTAGCGGTGCTATCCCACTGCATATTAACCCGCTGGATAAGATACTCGCCAACTATGCCCCTGTCTGGCAGGTTAATAGTTAGGATTTGCCCTGTTTTCCACCCCGGCACCTCACTGTTAAAGCTTCCCCTAATTTTAGGGTTAGCATGGTCTTTGAGTTCAGCCATACCCGCCGCCTCTGCTGCCTCAATGGTGATAAGTTTTTCATCGTATATTTTATACTCATAAATCCCATCACCACCCTGGACGGCAGCTAGTGCCTGCTGGCTGGGGATATCTTCAACCATCGTGATTACATCCATGGGTACCCTGCAGGTAAGGGATATTGTCGCCCCAGCTACAGGGGTAGGGGTCTGATTAGAGCACCTAATGTATTTATCCCGCTGGTTGTACATGTAGTCATAGTTTGCTTCATCATCTACGTACTCCAAGCCAGGTGTTACCGGAGGACTTTCGTTAATGCTTATTTTCGGTGAGTGAGGTTCAAAGGGCAGCACCCAAATTCTTTCCTTACCATCGGCCACCCACTCGAAGGTTTGAGGGTCGGAGAGGAACTTTCCACCTAAAACATAGACACGGTTCCGCAAGCCCTGGATGTCAACTTTGTGTTTCAGACCATGAAACAGCCCGCCTGGTGTGAGTTGCATCGGTGCAGGTTCAACGTAATTAGCAGGGCTGAAAAACTTGATATCTTTGTAGTAGTCAACATACCAATGCCAGCCGACGTACTCACAGATTTCCTTCATGCACTCGCTTGGAAGGTTGTAATCGAAACGAATCCACTCAATGACCGGGGCCCCGGGAATTACCCCGTTCACTGTGAAACCGGGACAATACTTGGCGGCAATATCTTTGATTATATCGTCGGCGGCCATGTTTTCGTAGGTTTCAACTACCAGTTTGCGGTCCATATAGGTTGTATAATCGTCACAATCAACTTTCCAAACGACAATACTTTTGTCTGTGAGGGTGCGGGATAATTCAACGTTGGTAATGACCCCGGCAAAAACACGAATACCATCCCATTCGATGATAACCTCCTCGCCTTCTACCGGCTGGTCGCCTTTTATGTTGAGGGTACAGGTGTCAACTTGATAAGCCAATACCTGATCAATTTTAAGGCTGTCCCACTCCAGGTCTTTGCTTCGTTCCTCACCTGCTATTAGGATGCTTAAGGTCATATCCTCACCCCTCGGCGGCGTAACTCGCGTTCAATCTCTTCCCAGCCGCTTGAGACGTAAAATGTAAAGCTGTTCCCACCATAATGGTAATTGGTATCGCCACCACCAGCCATGGCCATGGGTGACGTACTTGCTGCCATGCGGCTAACTGTGCTCTCCAATGCCGGTAGACTGTCGTTAATGCCTTCAATAAGGCTACCAACCAGCGATGGGCCCCACTCCATTATTTTCCTCAGTGGCCCACGCTTGGCTGGACTGTGCGGCATGTAGCTATCCACCATTTCAGCCATTCTTTCAAGAGTACGCTCTAAGCGGTCAAACTGGCCCTCTATGCCATCAATGAAGTTAGTCATCAGGCTAACGCCATAACGACTACCAGCTTCGGATATCTCCTTAAACCTATCTTCGATTCGCTTTAATTCTTCCTCGGCATTCTTTCGGATTTCAGCGTTTTTCTTTTCCCACTCAACTCGATATGCCTCTAATTGTTTTTGGGCATCTTGGCGAATCTCCGAAAGCTTTTGATACATTTCTTGGCGCTGCTGTTCTAGTTGAGTTATAGCCTCTTCTCTGGCCATTTCATTTTTCTCTCGCCAGAGGGTAACGTATTCCTGTAATTGCTCGTCAGTTAGGGTGTTAAGGGCTGCAATTTCTGGCCCTGCTTTAGGCCCCATTTGGCGTAGTTCTTCGATTAGGCCTTCATCAACGCCCTTGGCAGCTAAATCTGCAATGTTTTCCTGCCATTTTTCAAAAGCATCCACCTGGCCACGGAGGTTGTCCAGCAATTCCTTACCGGATACATCTCTGGTGGCAACAGCCTCAAACAGACCAACGAAGTTGCTGAGAGACTTTGTGCGGTTATTTAGCTCCTGTTCATACTGTTCAGTAAGCTTTTTTTCTTCTTCAATGACTCTTTGGTTGACTTCTCTGACCTTTTCTTGATACTCTTCGAGAGCGTCAGCTAGCTCTTCCCGGTATTTTCTTTCAACCTCGCTCACTTCCTGGGCTAAGTCCCTTAGTTCTTTGGCATGATCTTTGATCGCTTGGTTGGTTTCCCGTATCTCTTTTTCAAGTTCGGACTGGGCTCTCTTTTCTTGCTCCAATCTGAGTGCTAATTTTATGGTTTCTTCCGCATCCTCACCCTTAGCTTTTACTGATGCTAGATAGCCCTCGTTTACTGCTGCAACAATCTTTTGCTGCATGTCTAGTTGTTGATATAAGCCCTGTAGTTCGGTGACGAGGCTCCTTGTTTTGTCGCTTGACTGGGCAGTTGAATTACTTAGGGTATCATATTGAGCCTCGATAATTTGGAGCCTAACCCCTAAAATATCGGCAGTCTTTTCCCACGCTGCCCTAGTATCCTCTGCCGCTTTCGCTGCCGTGGCACCTGTGCTTTTTGCTACGTCGCTGACTTTCAACATGTATTTTGATATGTCCAGTTTAGGAGCTTGTATAGTGGGGGCTTTAAATGCACCCATTTCATTTTCTAGTTTTTTGAAGTCTGCTACGCTTTGTTTGGGGAAATTAAAGTCGGATAACTGAGCACCACCAATGGCTTTAAACCAGGATTGTTGCCGCATCCATGTGTCAAAACTCATTATTGCAGCGTCAATCTTTTCTTTATAAGAAACAAAAGCCACTCCCAAAGCGCCCAAAACACCTATGGTTATTGCTGCTGGTCCTCCTATGGTAGTAAGTCCAGCAGTAAGCACAGGCCAAATCTTAGTAATCTTTTCGATAATAGTCAAAACAGGGCCAGCAGCCACCGCAACACCTGTTAAGGCAAGAACGGCATTTTTACTTTCTGGTGTTAATTCATTATAAGCTTTTATTAGTTCAGTAGTTTTTTTTACTAATTCTGTCTTGATTGGCATTAAGGTATCACTTAACTCAGCAGTAGCTAATTGTAAATCATATGTCGCCTTGGCTCCATCGACTAGGGCCTTATTATTTTTCGTATAAGCGTCATAGGTTTCCTTCAATCCCAGCTTTGCCAGAGTATCAAGGATATACTGCTGTTGCTTGCCTTGCTTTATGGACTCCTGTAGGCCTTCGTTAAATTCATCAAGGCTTACGCTTGACCTATCCAGTAATTCAGCAAAAGGACCTATGGCTGCGCCAGTGGCCAGGGTTTCCTGCAAGCCATCAGCAATTCCTTCAAATTTGAGAGTATCTTTAAATTTGATTGCAGCACCAGCAACCATTTCCATTGCCTGCGTCATTTGGGTGCCATCAAAACCGGCAGCCAATAGGTTTGACAGACCTTCAACGTTTGAATCTAACTCACCGGTGATAGCATACATATCACGGTATGCCTGGTTAACAACCTCGATGTTAGCCCCGGCCATTTGTGCGTTAGTTTCAAGTTTTGCCAGTTCTGTTCGTAATTCTTGGGTTGCTTCTGTCGCTAATGTTGCAAATCCAACAAGGGGAGCGGTGACACCTAGGGTTAACTTATTACCAATGTTGCCAGCTTTTTCTCCAATATCTTGAATTGTTTTGCCGAGGTCTTTGGACTTCTTTTCTGCATCAGCAATTCGATTCTCAAACCTTTTTAATTCTTGCTCGGCCTTAACTACTTCCCGCTGGAATGCACGATACTGGCCTTCTGATATGTCCCCTTTGGCAAATTGCTTATTTATTTGCTCTTGAACAGAGCGTAAGCGATCAAGCTTTTCTTTGCTATTCTCAACTGCATCAGCCAAAAGCTTCTGTTTTTGAGAAAGCAGTTCTGTATTAGATGGATCAAGTTTTAGTAACTTCTCGACCTGCTTAAGTTCGCTCTGAATATTACGGGCATTTTTATTTACATCACCAAGTGCTTTGTTTAAACCTACGGTATCGCTTCCTATGACAACATTTAAACCCTTAATGGTCTCAGCCAAACCTATCACCACCTTGCTACATCAAGTTTTTAAAAAATATTGTCGAAACAACTCTAATTAGTTGACTTTATCTAATTATGATAGAAAATAAAGTTAAAAATATTTAAGGAGGATACTATATGTTTGAATTGATAACTGTTGTTGCGTTTTTTGTATGTTTAATTGGGGCTGCTTGCAAGATATTTGCAAAGCAGAAAGCTGGTAAATGGGCCATTGCTACAATATTGCTATTAGTAATCATGATAGTTAACCCAGGTAACGATACAGTTACTTCTAGTAATACACCCTCTGCAAACAAACCAACCATATCTAAGGAAGAATTTGACCAATTAAAAAGCGGAATGTCGTATGAAGAAGCAACAGCAATTATAGGTGGTCCTGGTGTAGTTATATCAGAGAGCGGAAACCCTGGCGACCAACTACACACGGTTATGTATCAGTATGAAGGCGAAGGTGATTTAGGGGCTAATGCAAATCTATTGTTCCAAGGAAACAAACTGCAAAATAAGGCTCAATTTGGGCTAAAGTAACTACAAAGCACCTGGTTGGGTGCTTTGTAGCCTTTGTAGCTTTAGGAGATTTATGCAAAAAACTTGTCTATATCTTCCTGTGTAGCCATCCTTGGTTCGTCATCTTTTTTTCTGGTGTATGCGTCAACAAAGTCTAACAAGTCCTGACACCTTAATTCATTAATTTCAGTAAAAGTTAACCCTAACCGCTTACCAATAACTAATAACTCAATATCTAACCACTTTATTTTTTGTTGTTCGTTACTCTTGCGAAGATTTTGTACCAAGAAACCCACGGGCAGCTTCCTCTAGAGCTGCCGTTACAAAGGTAGTGTCAAAGAGGTTTATTTCGTCAAAAGAAGATAACCATGTTTCAAAGCTAGGAAACTGCTTTCCAGGTCCATTTTCGGCTTTTGCCATAGCCCAAATTATTTGCAAACATAAAACATGGTCAAATCCAGAAATTCCGGTTTTGATTTTAGCCATGTCCGAAAGTAATGCTGTTCCAAACTCCTGCCGATAATACAAGAGAGCCAGGGGCGTAGCCCTGACTCTCACAACTTGACCACCAATGTTAAGCTCTCTCATTTCTTACGCCCCCGCTCCCGGTAAAGTTACTGCGTTAAAGAACGCATTGTAGGCTGTAGCGTTGGTATCGTTTAATTCCATAACGCTTTTCACAATCCGTTTACCGTTGTACTCAATAGGCAGAATGGTCAAGGACAGCACATCAGTTTTAGGCTCAATGGTTTCGCCTTTAGTGGTGTGCTCCTTAGCAGGGCGGCTTGCCTTGCAGCGATAGTACACAAATCGCCGATTCTTTTGGTCGCCTAGTACCTGCCCCATCAAGGCAAATTCCTTAGGCTGCCCGTCAGCAATCTCAACTAGCATGCCGTTGGCATCAATTTCCCAGCCAAGCATTTCAGCGAGGATATCATCAGGCACCAAGGCCATCTCCAGTTCAGCGGTATAGCCATTATTGCTTGTGGCAACAAAGTAAGGTCCATTGTCTGCGTAAAAGGTTGACTCCTGCCCTTGTGCGGTCGGGGTGAACCTAACAGCTCCAGGGATCTCTACGGGAGTCTCCCAGGCCGGTTGGGTTTGGGATTCCGTATCGGCAAAAGCAATATGGACTTTCTCAAGGCCATAAGTGACTTTATTTTTAGGCATATGGTTTACCCTCCAATCAGTTGAATTTCATAGATTACCTGCCGTAGGCCCTCGGACTCAATATAAGCCTCGACCTTGCTATATGGCAGGCGAAGTGATTTAAGTAAATCCTGCACCTTCTTTTCGGTGGCAGGGTCTTTTTTTGTGGTGTAGAGCTCAATCTGGTAGTTTGCAACATCTAGGTAGTTGTGGTTATCGGCCATCATGTCGTTGCTGTAGGCGTGGTGGTAGGTGATGAACGGAGGAACTTGGGGGTTGGTAAACTCTCCATAGGCCACTGGTAGATCTAAAGTTTTGAGGGCTGCATATAGCTCAGCTTGGGTCATCTGCCACCACTCCTTATAATCTGCTTGATATTCTCAAGCATCTCTTTGGTGTATTTATCATGGGCCGGCCTCAGATGAGGATAGGCCTGTACCCTGCCACCATCTACCTTGGCATGACCAAATTCCAAAAGGTGCACCCGGCGGTAGTGTTTCTTATTCCAAACAACGTAACGCTGTTTACCAGGGAGTGACTTATTAGTTTTGACAAACGTCCGGGCATATTCGCCGGTACGCTTCGGGGCTAACCGCTTAACCTCTTTGAGCACCTTATCGGCGGTTGATTTTACTTCTGCCTCAATACCCACTTTTACGTCCCCGGTATAATCACGCACCGCCCGTGTGATGGCACTGGCTAGTTGGTCAATACTGACATCGTTCCTAGCCATCGGCAGCCACCCTTTCGCAGGTCAGTTCCAGTTCCTCAAAACTGGTGGCATAGGTACGAATTACCCTATACCTAACCCCTTCAAATTCCACAATTTGCTGACCATTGTACTCATAGCCATGGATTATAAAGACTATGGACGGTTTTATCCCAGTCGTGGCAGCACTGTAAAATTCATTTCTTGCCACAGACTTAATGCCGCAAAGGACAGTGATTTCAGTTTCCACTGGTATCTGGTTGCCAATCTCATCACTAACAAACGTTTGCTTAACCAGGGTTAACTCGTGGTCATAGGTCACTGGTAGCACCTCCACCGGCAGATATAATCAGATTGCGCAACCGGTACTGCAGGTGTCTGGGCATAGCCCCATCACTGTCCCTAGACTGATACCGCCAGGTAGCATAATCCACGACAAACATCAGATGGTGGGCATTGTTAGCATTTAGCACAATGCCCTTTTCCTTTTCCAGCTCGTCAATCACGCCGGAAATAATGGCGGCCAGGTATTCATCCCTGACCGCCGTTGTAATTCCTAATCGTGCTTTGACTAGAGCGAGGATTTGTACCTCGTTCATTTTTATAACCATTCCTTTCGCAAGCTCAAGGCACAAAACGGAATGAAACATTGCCTATGAGCTTGTTTTGTTTTAAAACTATCTTATTGAGATAACAGGCAACTACAAATCACGTGGAGGTGAGTGCGCTGTTCCTTTGGGAGCAGACCGTATTTTTATATGTGTAGACTGTCCTTTCAAGCACAAATAAGTGTGCCTTCAGAGTACGAAGACTTATCTTTGTATAAACAACTCGTTTATAGCTGGACAGTCAGTCAATGCCTGCTTTTCTCAATAATTTTTTGCGAAGGGAGACTTTAATGTTAAAAATCGTTTACCCCATCTGTTGTGGAATTGATGTCCACAAAAAGTTTCTTGTTGCTTGTATTGCCTTTACCAATGACAAAGGTGTTACCACTTACAAGTCCAGACGCTTTTCTACCTTCACAAACGATTTGCGAAAGCTGTCGGAGTGGCTTTCCTCCAATTCCTGCACACATGTTTGCATGGAATCCACCGGCAAGTATTGGGTACCTGTGTACAATATTTTGGAAGCCACCTGTAAAATTACACTGGCTCATCCAAAGTATGTCAAAGCGATTCGCGGTAAGAAAACCGATAAAAAGGATGCCAAGTGGATTGCCGACCTGTTTAAGCACGACCTTGTTGCCGGAAGCTTTATGCCACCCCTTCCAATTCGTCAATTGCGTGACTTGATGCGTTATCGTTTTAAGCTCACAAACTTTAGTTCCAGCGAGAAGAACCGGATTCAAAATTGTCTTACTGTATCAAATATCCAGCTCGCCAACGTGGTATCTGATACTTTCGGTAAGAGTTCAATGAGAATCATTGACTACTTGCTTGAAAATCCCGATGATAAGGATTTCGATTTTGTTCCTCTTCTTCACTCATCCATGCTGCATAAAGTGGACGATATCCGTCTTGCCCTGGACGGAATGATTACACCGGAACAGCGGCAAAAAATGAATATTATTCTTCAGCATTATGGCGAATTAGGAAAGTGCAAGTCCAACCTTGAATCCTTAATTCTATCGCTCTCAGAGCCTTATGCCAAGGAACGTACTTTAGTGTCCACTGTACCAGGTATCAAAAATCCCTTTTCTGCAATCGCTATAATTTCAGAAATCGGTGCTGATATGTCTGTGTTCCCTACAGCCAAACACTTGTGTTCCTGGGCAGGAGTGACTCCTCAAAACAACGAGAGTGCGGGCAAAAAACATTCTGTTCGCATATCCCGTGCCGGTGTTTATATCAAGCCACTTTTAGTACAGTGCGCCAACGCTGTTGTTAAAAGTGATAAACACCCTGAAATCAAGGGCCGCTATTTATCCATCAAAAAGCGGCGTGGCCATAAGCGTGCTATTATAGCTATTGCACGAATGTTGCTTACTGCCATTTATCACATCCTTAAAAAAGGTGAACCTTACAACCCAGAACTTTATAAGAAAGCGCAACCTTTTCCTGCATCTCGTGAAATCACAGTAGAACAGGCTATTCTTATAGCTCGGAGGCACGGGTACTCTGTAGTTAAGGATTGATGGAAATACACAAGTTATCACTTTTCACTTTTTAAAGATCATCCCATGGATGGTCTGTTTGCTATGCTCTTTTTTAGTTTGTGCCCCCGTGGAGCTGGTTTCAGACTTATTCACCTGCCGGATCGGTAATAGTGACAAGGGCAAACGCTGCTGGCCGGACCGGTTTGCCATCGAAGCGGCCTTTGCCACGGAAAGCCATTTGATCTTCAACAAACTTCACATGCTCGGACCGGTCTATACTGATGTCCTCGCGAATAACCATAGTATATTGGTCAAGCACTCCGAATAGGACTTTATCAACGTCCATGTTCTGGTTAAAAACAACCGGCAGGCCGCACAAATCAGGCTGGGTCAGGTTGGGCAGCTTGCCAACGACATTGCCCTCGCTATTTACATTGATGGTGTACTCCAACAGGCGGTTATAATATGTCTGCCGCTTCATTACTGCGACAATTTCACCCACACTGTCATCGCCAGTGTCAATTAGACCTACATTTTTCAATAGATTAACGAGTAGCTTTTCGTCAGCCTCTACGGTTTTTTGATTGCCTGCAGGAATCTTTGGTATGATACCCTCCGGTTGCTTTTGGCTTGCTCCTTCTCCTTTTAAGATTGCAAGATCCAGCGCCTTTGCAATAGCGCGGGCTATCTTTCTGACAACGTAATCATCAATGTTGATAATGGAATCTTGAAGCAGGTAGTTGTCAACGAAAGTGACCTTGCCAACCTTGAAGCCGTCAAAATCAACTTTGGTGATTGTTCCAACATCACCAGTCGGGATAGAACTAGCCATCTCGATCCAAGAGGCTGCTGATGTATCAGTATCTATCAAAATTCGGGCAGTACCGCTAACGCGGATTTTTTCTACGCGAGGATATAAGGTAGTGTAGTCACCAACGATATCCAGGATACGGTTGATAATGACATTAGGAATGGTCAGTTCACCACCGGAGACAGCACGAAGGTTCTTGAATTTTTCATAGAATTCACGAACCTCAGGAAGGTTATAGTATTCACCAGTTTCCAGCATCCTGCGGACTTGTGAAATATGATATTCTTTTGCCATTTGGACTTCACCTCGTTTTTGTTGGTTTACCGACCGTTGCTCACCAGTCGGCGATTTAGCGTTAAGCTGCTCCAATTCGCTTTCGAGTTCAGCAATCTCGCCCTGGAGCTTGGACTTTTTCTGTTCAAGTTCATCCTTTTGGGCTTCGAGCTTGGTGACTTCTTCCTCAACGACAGCAATTTCTTCATCGGTTTTTGCCTCGTTAGCAGCCGCTTCAAACTCGGTGCTGCGCTTCTGAATTTCTTCTTCCTGGATCATAAGCTCAGCCAGTGCATTTTTGCGCTGCTCGATTTTTTTACTGATTACCAGCTGTCTCAGCAATTTTTTTCACCCTTTCAATTAATTTTTGGCGTTTAGCCTGCAGCAGGCGTTCCCGGTGTTCCTCAACCTGCTTTTGTCTGGCAGCAACGCAGGTATCTTCATAAGCTGGGAAGGTGACGACGCTGACCTCGTGTAAGTCAAATTCTCTGATGGTCCATTTAACTGAACCATCCTCACGCCACTCGGTATCTTCCCGCACAATATTAAATCCGAACGAACACTGGTCAACGTCGCCACGTTTTACCCTTTCGTAAAGGTTCATGGCATCAGTGTCATTCGGATTAATTTTGATTCGTCCCCAAAGGCCGCGTGAATCTGTGTGAAGTTCTAATGTGCCGGACTTATTCCTACCAAGCACTAGCCGGGGCTCATGATTAATCAACGCACGGATATCGTTGTTGAGCGTGTTATCAAACGCACCCGGTGCAATTTCTTCAAATGCGCCCTTCCATAGTTCTGTTTCCCGGTTAAATACCGCAAAATAACCCTCAATAATCAGGTCTCCGTTGTCTCCTTCGGCTCTGGTTTTAAGTTCAGTTTTCATGCACCGAGTTTGTCTTGTGTCTCTGCTCAATTCCCCTCACCCCCTTCAAGAGCCTTTTTAATATCCTTTAGTTTGTTTTGCTCACCCAACAAATCAGCTGGGATATAGTTTTCCAGGACAATTAATTCATTCATTTCCGGGTCTGGACTCATGCCAATCCAGTCGCGAAGTTCATTCCGGCGAAGTGTGTTCCGATCCACGAGAGCCGTGCCAGCAGTAACCAAATCAACCAAACTATAGGCATAGAGAGAACGGGAATTAAACCTAAAGAACATGTCCGGTGCATAGAGCAATTTCCGCGTCAGTTCCTGCTCAATACCTTTAGCAAGCGGTAGGATGCGTGTCTGGATAAATGCGTTATATTCGTCCTTCTTAAAATCACCAACACCAACAAAAAAAGCCGGAACACCGAGCATGGCTGCAACCGACCTTTTATCAATTTGGACTGATTCATGAATTGCAATATCCTGTAAACTAAGGGGTTTAACCGTCTCCACTCGGATGATTCCCTCTGGTAGAATCCATGGTTTGCCGCTCTTTCCATCGCCAATATACCGCTGGATTAACTTCTCCCTTTCTTCATCATTTGAAAGCTGAGATGTGTCAGCATCAACCATGACAATGATACCCGGGCGCCACTTGTCTCCCATAAATGCTTTTTTGGTAGCTGCAGCTTGTTTGAGATTCCCAACAATATCCTTGAGGATAAAGCGATATCCACGTCCTTTCCACGGTTCATCAGGATCTGGGTTAATTCTAAAATGTAACACTTCATCATGGTTAAAATCGCGTCCTCGAATAGATATCTGGTACCCAATTGCCGCTCCGATGCCGTTTTGTTTCGGTGATGGGAAAGATACTGCGCTCGGTGGAATTGGAATTAATTCATCAATGAGCCCATCCGAAGTTGTCGGAAACACTATGCAGTTGCCATCACCTTCAAGAAGCATTGTATGGACAATAAAATACATCCAGTCTTTGCGAGTCATTAGACTGTACGGGCTAATATCTATTTTCTTTGCCAGTTCGTTCCGTACTCGGATATCCCCGTTATCCGTATTTCTCATAAGATGAATGGTCATGCTGCTAATAAGGTCAGAAATGCGGTCGATAGCCATACGGACCTCGGGATTTTCAGACAATCTGACGTAACTGGAAGGAAGGGATAAATCTTCACCCTTAAGCCAATATCCTAACAGAGTGTTTTCTCCACCAGAAACACTTCGCTTCTCAGTCGGTTGCCTTGCTCTCTTTTGTTTTTTACTCAAGCACTATCACCGCCCTTTAGCCATTCGCTTTGTGCCTTCGCTTGGTCTGTGTCCTCTAGATATCGGACACAAGCAAAAACAGACGCATCAAATATGTCAATGCGTCGGTTCTCATCGATTTTTTCATACTGAATCAGGCCGTCTGTTTTCTCAATCCCATGGACGTTCTGAACACAATATTCAAATGCATCTGAGTGTAAATAATAGAGTTTCCCAAGTTTTGCTTTTTGCTCAATCCGACGGAATCCCTGTGACTTGCGCCAGAAATATTGTGGCTCATCTATCAGCTTGAAACCGGCTTTTTTGGCACCCCGGAAAAAGTCATGACTGAATTTCCGGTCAAAGCCAATCTGTTTGATTCGGAAGCCCATGCGCTTCATGCGCTTGAACCACTCGACCACTTCAGCAATGTTAGTCACCGCCGAATTTGTCATGGTCAGCCAGCCATCATCCATCCAGCCAAACAGTGGAATGCCGTCCTCTTCGGCTTTGGCAGTTGCAGCTACAACCGGGAACCAGGCGTGAGAGATAATAATACCAACATCCTGATATTCGCCATACAGAGCAGCAGCAGTCAGGTCGTGCAATTTAGCTAAGTCAGCACCACCATACCAGTTAATCGGCAGTTTTGCCAGTTCTTCCAGGGTCCAGTTATATTTACGGTCAGACAATCTGAACTCATGGATGTCAAAATATGCATTCATAGCGGAAGTGTAGACATTGAGTGACTTCGCTAGAAAGTCCTTTCGCTGTTGAGGATCGTTCTGCGCCTGCAGTGCATCATTTAGAATGTCCTCCGGCCGGATGGTCACCCCATAGTTTGGGTTAGCCTTTTCATGCTGGACCGGATTCGTATAGTCGACATTTCCTTTTTCGTCCTCGTCAGCTTTGGATATGAACACAAAATACGTTTCATCCCGAGCCGTGCCATCCAGAACTTTTTTGCAATACTGCAAACGCTGGTAACAAAAGCTGGTCATATCATCGCCGGCCGTGGTAATGCCAATCATCAATTTATTGGTATAGGCCTTCATGGCCTCTTTGATGATGTTGTACTGCTTCGGTCTGGTGTAGGCATGCAGCTCGTCGGCTATGGCGATATTGCAATTTAGCGAATCTTGACGGTCAGGATTGGCGGCCAGGGCCTCGATGTAAATTGAACCGTCACCCAGGTCGCCACTAATAGAATGTTCCTGGTTGTTATTCAAGATGCGGAAATTATCTTCCTCGCCCATGCGTTTGAGGTTAAAAAGAATGAACTCGAACGCCTGCTTTGATTGCTTGAGAGCGTGTGCCGTGATGTAGATTGTCGCGCCGGACTTCCGGCTGAGAAGTGCCAGAGCCCAAGCCAATGCAGCTACAAATCTGGTCTTGCCATTCTTCCGGGGAATAAAAATAAACGCCTCTTTATAGCGGCGCTCATTAGTACCAGCTTTCCAAAAGCCAAGCAGGTTATAGATTATAAACTTTTGCCAAGGTTCCAGCAGGAACGGTTTCCCTCGGAGTGGTGTGCCATCGAGCGCTTCGCCTTTGTCGTGAACAAAGGTACGCTCAATGATTTGGATTACGAACTCTGGATCTTTGGTACGAAATTCATATTCCGGATTTTCCAGGTCGTCCAAAAAGCGCTGACAGGCCTGGATTATTTCTTGGCCTGCAACCTTTTTACCCTCGACTATGCTCCTGGCGTACTCCAAAACAATGTCAAGGTTTTTAGCATCACTCAAGTTGCCTCAGCGCTGCGGCCAGCACAGATTGTTTTTTAGTCTCGACGGTGATGCCGTCGATGGTTTTCGGATTCAGACACAACCGGTCTGTGTACGCCAGTATGTCTTTGCGGAGGGATTCGAGCGTGGCGACAATTGGTGCTTTCTTCGATCCACCGTCCGCTGTTGAAACCTCGAACGGGTACCCCCCAGCTGCGAACCGGCCGGACAACACGGCGTACTGTTCCCTTAGTTCAGCATAAATCTCAATCAGTGGGTCGAATTCTTTCTTGTAAGTCCCGAGCTCTTTCATTGCTCTAATGGTTGCTCGCTTAATTGCTGACTTGGTATTTTTTGCCATACCCTCACCTCCCGGAAAAAAGTTTTTGAGACTCGCTCTATTGGAAAAGGTTCCCCCTGCCCGGTCCCTAGACTTTGAATCCTCTAGTTTGAAGGAGGGGGGATACCCTTTGCTCCCACTGTTTGCCAAGGTCTGTCAATTCGCCATTAGTCCTATCGTGCATCTTGTCGTGATGTTCGTTACACAAACTAATCAGGTTATCGCTAACCAAACCGAGGTCAGGCCGTTGTTCTAAAGGGAATACATGGTGTACTGTCGTTGCCGCTGTAGTCTTGCCGTACCGCCTGCACTCCCGGCAGAGGTATTCATCTCGCCGCAGGATGTTTGCGCGTTTGCTCTGCCATCGTCTGGATTTATAGAAAGGCTTGGCCATTTATACTCACTCCAATAAACCTGTCACAGTCATTCCGGGCGTAACACAAAAACCGCCCATCTCTAGGCGGTTTTTTCTAAACACAATATTTTACAGTACCATTTTACCACGTTTGAATTACCATGTAAAAACCATCTTTTAATCACGGTTTAATCAAAGCCCTGAGGCCTTTAAATATCTAGCTTAAGGCCATCTACACCGAATATTAAGACGCTCAATTCGGTGATCATTTCTTTTTTCCACCGTCTTACTGTAGCCTCCCCGCAATGGATTTCCTCTGCCACTACCTTTACCAACTCACCATATGGCATATCCCTTCTCGCCTTGTCAAGGTACAAACTTTTAATTACCTGATACTTTTCCGGCTGCCCCTTGGCAGACATCCTCAGTCTTAGTATCTCCAGGCAGGTTTCAATTTGGGTAATCATAATTGCAGTCCGGATACGGCTTTTTTTGATTGCCTTCACTATTACTTCGTCCATATCGTCATCTAATTCCATGATATCGGATGCCTTGTCCTTGGAGTTTTCGTAGTGATCCAGCAGGCTCAGGTAATTCTTAAGCAATAACTCAGTATTCTGGTATCTGGTCCTTTTAACCCGCTGGCGTTCTTCTTCTTTGAACTCTTTCAACGCTTCCCTTGCTGCTATCTTGGCTATTTCGTGGGTATTTACTTTTGATTTCCCCAATCCATGTCACCCCCCCTAGTCTGTTATATCCAGTAAAAACCTTATTGCCATAGCAGCCACCTGTACCATTTCTGCTTTTGCCCGCTTAGTATTATTAACCTTAATTTCATTCCAAGCTTCATCCAGTTCCTCCAGGATTACTGCATAACCTTCATGGGCTGATGCAAACCTTGGATATAGGCTTCTGGCTCTGTAAACTTCGTTAACTACCGAGAAAACAACCTTATCAACTTCTTCAGGTTTATACAAGCCTTGCTCACGTTCTGAAAGCTCCAAAACCTTTTTGCTAAACTGATACAGGTTCTTTGTGCCCAGTTTTGTTCGCATGGTCTTTAATAGTTTTTTCTCGGTTGGCGTCATATCGTAACTGTTGAGCTCAGCCATAGGCTACCTCCTACCTAAAGGTGGCAACGGTCCTCTTTTAAACCGCTCACACCCTAATACTGTCACAATTTCATACTTTCTTGTGCTATTAAAGGGAGCAGGAACAGACTTGACCTTGTACTCTAAGCCAGTACGGTCGCCTTTATCAATCCATGGACAAAGCATAGGCGTGGCCTTGGCACATATCTCACAGAGTGTTGCCATTGCTAACCTCCTTACAGCCAACCAGGTAACCATTATCATCCTTTGATATCCGATAAGTGCCCTCTGTAAGCCCTAATCCCAATAATGACTTAATTAGTCCATTGCCACCAATACTTGCGCTCTTTTTACCACTTACCTTGTAGCAATTTTCCCCATCACAAGGAGCCAGAACTACCTTTTGCTTCATAACCCCTATCTTGACACCATTTGATCCAAGTAACTCTCTTGCAGCTGCATTGACTACAAACCTTTTGCCAATAATCACTAAGGGCTCACTGTTATTTGATGCGCCTGGACGTTTATCTATCCACACAATCTCAGCGGTAGATACTTGGACTGGCTTGTCCTGTTGGGATAATTTGCTTAAATCAAATTTCTTCTTAAGCTTATAAAACACATCAGTGGCTATTCCAAGCTGCTTAATTATTTCCGTATCTTTAAGACCCTGGGACTTAAGCTCAATGTAAACCTCTTGGGTTAATTTTTCCCTGGCAATATCCAGACGGGTTCTTCTACCCTCCATATCCAGACCTCCTTGTGGTGAATTATTTGGATTTCGGTATTTCTCAAGTTCCTCTGGGGTCAAAGTGTAAGTGATTACTGGGCTGCTTACCGGTTCCTCGCTTTCGGTTGATTTGCGCGGCCCAACTCTAACATTTCTGCCGGTTCCTCTTCCCATGTCAACGCCGACTTTATTTTGACCCACCATCGCCGGTTTAGAATTGACCCACCCGGCGATTTTTTGTTGGTTAGGTGGTAGAGGGGGAGCCGTAGGCTCCAGTCCTCATCTTCTCACGAAGTCGGTAACTATTCCCCCTAATATTGACGATGTGGGAATGGTGTAAGAGCCGATCCAGGATAGCCGTAGCAAGTATCGGATCGCCCATCAGTTCCCCCCATTCACCGAAACTCTTGTTGCTGGTCAACAGAATACTCCCTCTCTCGTATCTTGCACTTACTACCTGGAAAAAGAGGTTAGCTGCCAAACTGTCAAACGGTAAGTAACCAATTTCGTCAATAATCAGGAG